TCCTTTTCCTTTACCTTTACCTTTACCTTTACCTTTGTGGCATTTCCAACAGCATTCAATGGGTTTCCAGCGTAATTAACAGCGTTTCCAACGTTGGAAACATTAATTAGCATTAAATCAGAATAAATATGAACAGATTTTTTACCTCTTGAAGCAACAAAATATCTTTTTTGAACACCATTTGAAGTCAAAATATTATGGTTATTAAATATATTTTCATCAAATATTCCCCACGAAACAGCCTCGTTAATTACCTGTTTTATGCGTCCAACCTCAGACATAATTCTCTGTTTTACTTTCAACGGGAACCTCTTATCGTAGATAGCGTAATACCCTTCATTTTGATAGATAATTTGCCAAATAACGATTAAAATCCCCAAAGAATCAGCACCATTTTCTGTGATAAAAAGCTGTAAATCATCGTCAAATGTACTGTCTAAAGAAAAAAAATCTATACCTTGTTTAGTGGGCCTGGCCAATGTTGTTCTCCATTCTTAACCGCCAAATCGCCTTCAAATAAAACTCAGCTAACTGTTTATTATTGTTTTCATACCTGCCAATTAAGTCCAGGTAATAATCAAAAACATGGCTATTCATTTATGTACCCGACGGTCTAAATAACGTTTGCCAAGTAAGTTGAGCGCCTACAGCTCGTCAACATGAACTACTCGCATGTCAGGGTCAGTGATTAACTTGACATTAGCGGCAGCAAGTGCAGCCGCAATTTCTTCAATATTTATATTGCTGGCACCACTAATCTTTTTTGAAACAGCCCCGAGAGAGCATGACCAAAGGTCTGCAAGATCTTTTCTATCGATTTGATGTAACGCTTGAACAAGCAATAGGTGCATTTTTCCGGCATTAGCCATTGTTATAACCCTTTGTTTTTGTTGTTGTAATTTTATCCGTTTCCATTAGTTGCCACTTGTTTCCTTTCTGGCTCATTTATTTCCAGTTGTTGCCAAGCTTTTTTCGGATACTAAAAAACCCGCACCAGATAAGGAGCGGGTTTAAATGATTATTCTATTGTTCCAAAAATATCAGGCCGAAGTTCTTTTGCTGTTATTTTTCCATTTGTAGCTTTTTGGATTGCCAAGCAACGCTCTGCCGGAACCTTTTTGTCGCGGTTCAACCATGACCATATTGTTGATTGAGGGCTGTTTATTAGTTTTCCTAGTGCGACTTGAGAGCCGGCAATGGAAATAGCTTGTTGTAATGCGTTTGTATTCATAACGGCAATAATACCGCAAACGCGGTATATGTCAACCGCAAATGCAGTTTGTAATAAATTAACGCATATGAGGTAATACAATAATGGCGCTAGGACAAAGAGTAAGACAAAGACGGCTAGAGTTGAAATTATCTCAGACCGATTTAGCTGAAAAAATAAAAGCAACACAAACATATGTGCAATCACTAGAATCTCGCGACTCTAAAAAAACCAGCAGGATAAATGAGCTGGTTATTGCTTTAAGCACAACTCATAAATGGTTATCCACAGGTGAAGGCAAGAAAAGCGCTTCAATACGTGAAACAGTGATGGATTACAACACATCATCAGCCCCAGATATTAAAGGCTTAGTGCCGCTAATCTCAGAAGTGCAGGCCGGTGAATGGGCAGAAGCTATTGACCAATTTCAACCCGGTGAGGCAGAAAGCACCCTGCCCTGCGTAGCATCACACGGCATACACACCTACGCCCTGCGCGTTTCAGGCGACTCAATGACCGCACCTTACGGTAAGTCATACCCCGATGGTTGTATTATTTTTGTAGACCCTGAACAAGTAGCAGTAAGTGGTGACAGGGTGATAGCAAAGGTAAAAGGTGAAAACGGCGTAACATTTAAACAATACATAGAAGAAGGCACAAAACGCTATTTAAGACCGCTGAATCCAAGTTTATTGCCGATTGAGGACGAGTTTAGAATAATTGGTAAAGTAATTGGTAAGTGGGAAGATGAATAATTACCGTATAGATCAAAATATATATCATTAAAGCAATGACTTAACAACAAAAGGAGCAATAAAAATGAAAAAAATAGCAATATGTATGATAGTTGGCATGGTCAGTATGCCTGTTATAGCGGATAAATATGTTAATGGATATACCCGTAGCGATGGAACATATGTTGATAGTTATTATCGAACCAGCCCGAACAATACGGTTTATGATAATTATTCTACAAAAGGGAATCAGAATCCCTATACAGGAAGTTACGGCACGAAAAGCTATGATTCGTATTCAGCTCCTTCTTATTCCACGCCATCATCAAATAATTATGGATGGGATAATATACCGCCAGGGCCACAGGGCTATTAATTAAGTTTCGCCTACGATATGGCGTGGTCGATGTTGCTACCTTTCAAGCCCTCCGTCCGATGCTGAAGCTCATGCTAGCTAAGTACTTCAACAACCGCCCGCCTGGCAGGGCGGTATACAAATACGAGCTAAGTTAATTAGCTCAACCGGTTGAGCTGTTGACAAAGGCATGCGCCAATGAAAACAACTGTAACCATAGAGGTGAAAGTCGATGTTGCTTGCATTATTACCGCTTTAACAAGTGCGTTAATATTAATAGCATCAATTCTCTAACGCTTCGCAAGTCCAGAGGGAGGTGCAAACTCCTTTTGGCATCCACTAACCGCCCTCTCGGCGGTTTTTTTTCGTCCTCTGAAAATATATTAACATAAATTTAAAAATAATACCGCAAGTGCGGTTGACATATACCGCGTTTGCGGTATTATTAACCCATCAAAACAAAACCCGAAACAAGAAATGAACACACCAGCGCAAACAATGTGGGAGCGGCACATACAGGTTTTATGTCTCCGTGCAGTTGGGCGCAGGAGCAGTACTGACAGATTGTACGGCTCAGTGCAGGTATCTCATTTTTTCTTTCAGCAGCTTGAGCGCGAAGATTTAGAAAAAGAGGCGGGGCAATACTCCTGATCACATAGTGACGGTTAGCCAGTACCGGAGACCTTGAAAACTGGCAACTAATTTTAAAGAGGATTTGAAAATGGACATACAAGAATCAATTAATAACGAAATCATGTTTAATCCTGCTTTTAAACTGCTCAAAACCGATTTAGTTAAAAGCGACATCGAAAAAGATTGTTCATTTTATAAAGATATTGTCATCGACATATGGAACGATAAATTCTTAACAGCAAAAGAACGCTGGAATTTTTTCCGTGGGGCTTATCTGTTTAATCACGATGATGACATAACTAATGACCTTTGCTTTTTAATGCAGGTTTCAGCAAAACTTTACATTATGGGGTTATACAAATGAGCGACTCAGGCTATCCAGAAAATATACATCAATACGACAACACTCCAGGCTCACCGTTTTATGAGCCTAAATTCACTGATGAAGATGTTGAGCAAAAGAAGCGGGGTTATCAAAACGACCCGACAATGGTCTGTGAAGCCATCAGTGAAACAATAGATGAAATTGATATAAATAATTTGTACACGAACCCGCTGGCATTTGGTGAGCATATGCAGCAAAAAGTTATTGAATATATTAATAACGCAGTAGAGGCAGAGTTCGATGAATGATCTTGATTACAGACGAATGAAACACAGCCCATTACATGCCGAAGCATTAAAGCGGGTAAAAGTCGACGAAAAAAGAACGTTAATATTTTTTAGGCCGCGCCATAAAACAAACAGGAGAAAATAATGGAATCAAGTTTATCAGTAGTAAAAGAAAACACCGGATTACAAGAAAAACAATCAAGCGGTTTTGCTTTACAGCCTCAAAGCTTTGATGAAGCCATGCGGATAGCCACCATGATCTCAAATAGCCAGCTTGCACCGAAGGACTTTAGAGGCAAACCCGAGGACACAATGGTAGCTATGATGATGGGGCAAGAGCTGGGCTTAAACCCTATGCAGGCAATTCAGAATATTGCTGTTATTAATGGTCGCCCTGCTCTATGGGGGGACGCTCTATTAGCGCTGGTACAAAATCACCCGTCTTTTGTCAGTATTGAAGAAACACTGGATGAATCGACAATGACCGCTACATGCACAGTAAAGCGTAAAGGCGGCAAGCCTCATACCGCAACATTTAGCAAAGCAGACGCAGAAACAGCCGGTTTATGGGGTCGTAACACTTGGAAACAATATCCTGCTCGTATGCTGGCAATGAGGGCGCGAGGTTTTGCATTACGCAATCAATTTGCAGATGCGCTGTGTGGACTTATCACGCGAGAAGAAGCGGAGGACATACCTCGTGAAATTAAAGAGGTGAACGCCGCACATGGTCACAATGAAACAAAAACCGAATCGCCTAAAGCAGATTTATTGCCTGAATATCCGGCGCAGGACTTTAAAAACAACTTGAGCAAATGGGTAGATCTTATTAACGCTGACAAAAAAACGGCAGACGATATAGTGGCGATGGTTAGCACGAAGTACACGCTAACAACCGAACAAATTAATGAAATACGGAGTTTTGCATAATGAAAACAATACAGCTTATTCAAGGCAGCGAACAATGGCATCAACACCGCGCAAACCATTTTAATGCAAGTGATGCACCGGTAATGCTTGGCCTTTCATCTTACCGCACACGCGATGAACTGCTGCAAGAAAAGAAAACAGGCATATCACCTGAAATTAACGAGCAAACACAAAAAATATTTGATCTAGGTCACAAATATGAATCAATGGCACGACCATATGCAGAAAAAATTATTGATGATGATTTGTTTCCAGTTACTGGGGTGGAAGAAATTAAGGGGTTACCGCTATCAGCCAGCTTTGACGGTTTAACAATGCTTGAAACAATCTGCTTTGAACATAAAAGCATTAACGATAAATTACGTGGTGTTACCTGCATTGAAGAGCTGGACGAACAATACAAGGCGCAAATGGAGCAACAGTTAATGGTTTGTGGCGGTGACAGGTGTTTATTCATGGCATCAAAAGGCGAAACGAGCGACATGATTAGCTTATGGTATGAACCTGACCCTGTTATGCGTAAACGTATTATTACAGGCTGGAAACAATTTTCCATAGACCTGGAAGTTTTTGAGCCAACAGAAAAAACCGCGCCCATAAAAACCGCTGCTATCGAAGCACTGCCAGCATTAATCGTAAATGTGGCGGGCGAAATCACCACCACTAACATTGATGATTTTAAAACAACCGCGCTGGCGTTTATTAATAACATCAACACCGATTTACAAACAGATACCGACTTCGCCAATGCAGAAACCACAATCAAGTTTTGCACCGATGCTGAAAAACAAATCAAAGCGGTAAAACAGCAAGCAGTCGATCAAATGGCAGACGTTAGTCAGTTGTTCAAAACAATGGATTTTATTGCGGAAGAATTGCGACAAACACGGTTAATGCTAAACAAGTCTGTCACCCAGGAAAAAGAAAATCGCAAGCGTGAAATAGTCGCAGCCGGTCGCAAAGAAATAGATGATTTTTTATGTGCCGCCGCTGACCGACTTGAAGGCCATCATGTCCGCATAGATGAAAACTTTGCTGGAGCAATAAAAGGCAAACGCGCCCTGGACTCCATGCGTTCTGCAATCAATGACGAAGTAGCACAACTCAAGATAGCCATCAGCGAACAGGAAGTTGTTATACGCGTCAACCTGGACGCAATTAATGCACTACCAGTTGAGCATAAAAACCTGTTTCCAGATTTAGGCATTGTCGTACAAAAAGACAACGACGATGTGAAAATGATTGTTGAAAATCGGGTGAATAAGTTTAATGACGATGTGAAGCGCGAAGCCCAGCGTGTTGAAGATCTGCGTATTGAAGCTGAAAGACTTGAAGCAGAACGTGTTGAAGATCTGCGTATTGAAGCTGAAAGACTTGAAGCAGAACGTGTTGAAGATCTGCGTATTGAAGCTGAAAGACTTGAAGCAGAACGTGTTGAAGATCTGCGTATTGAAGCTGAAAGACTTGAAGCAGAACGTGTTGAAGCGAAACGTATTGAGCAGCCAGTAGATGCGCAACCAGAATTAATTAAAAAGCATATTGAAAAACCAAATGAATTGTCCCCGGAACGGGTGCTTTGTGATTACGCTGATGATGTCCAAGCAGCTATACAAAACATGCCGTTAGTTGAGGATAAAAAACTGAAAGCGGTGGCGCTTCGCGTACAAAAGAAACTGCTAAAAGCGGTTGATGAATTGTATATAAAACTGCAACAGGATAAGGCTGCTTAATGACTAATCACACAAATAACAGACTAAAACACAGCAGAGCAACCCGTTGCCTGGTTACGTATTTATACTGGTTTTGCCGAGGCACTGGTAAAGTAAATAATCATGGATTTTTGACGCTTGAAGGCATAAGCCGAATAACCGGAGTACCAGGGTCTAGCGTACAAAAAATAGCTACAGGAGCATTTTAATGAGAATGAATGTCCGAGTTGACCGCCTTGTTATATGGTGATTTTACATGAGTAGAAATAAAGCACAAAAATCAGCAGCACGAAAGCTACTGAAAAAACCGAGAGGTAAATTGTTGCCTGTTGATTTGAATTTGCAAAGCCATCCTGATTGGATGACGAGAGCATTTAAGAACAACCGATATGTTGTGATGATTGATGATAACGCGAATATGACTGGCGGAATAACTGCAATAAAAGCAATGGTGCAGCGGCATGATGATAAACCGATACCCAACCACTGGCGCGAAATGCAGGCGATAAAAAACGAATTGTTTGGTGACGACGCTACTGGAGTCGAATTTTATCCAGCAGTTACAAAAGTGCAGGATTACCACAATATTTACTGGCTGTGGATTTTGCCTGACGGCGAATTACCTATAGCCATATAACGTCGCGCATAAGCGGAATTTTGGGAGCGCAGCGGACAAAATGTCCGACTTAATGCGCCTTGTTATGTTTGGAGTTTAAATTATGAACAGAATTGAAATTGTAAATATTGGTAGAGATTTAGTCAGGGGAATGGCTCCGCATGTAGCAAGCAGAAAAACAGCAAACATACTAAGGGAGGCTGTTGACGAACTGGCTCGTGAATGCAATTGGACATTTGATAACGATGGTTATTACCAAACAACGTGTGGCAATGGCTGGAATTTTGAGGGTGGTGAAATACTTGATAATGGCGTTGTTTACTGCCCGTACTGCGGCGGAATTGTTACAACATAACGACTTTTAATAACCAGCCGCTGCACAGCCTGGTTGAAACCAAACAGCGTATGGGCGGTCTGCGTTAATTTTATTGTTATAACTTTGGATTAAATTCATGTGCGATTTACCGACAATTTACAACGAAACAACGCCGACAGCAAGAATTGAGCATAAATGCTGCGAGTGTCATAAAACAATAAAGCCAGGTGATAAATATTTAAACATCACTGGTAAATGGGATGGTGATTTTATGACATTTAAACAGTGCGATGATTGCACTGATATATGTAAAGCAGCAAGATCATTAATGTCAGATTACGGATTATTTGATGACGAGGGTCCGGCAATCGGTGAGCTGTTTACATGGATTGATGGGTTTACAGACATAAATGGCAACATGATGGCTGATGATTTGGGTGTTAAGTTATAACCGATTAAATTAACTTGCTTGCGGAATGCGAGCGCTGGAGATAAATAACATGACGAACATGAACGAAAACACAGAAGTTAAAAAGCCCACTGAAACAGCAAGTCCAGTTGAATGCCTTGTTATGCGTTTCAATGCCTGTAAATTCCTTGATTTTACTGATAATTATATAGCCAAGAAACAGGCCACTGCTAACGGCCAGGTATTTTGGTTGCGCGATGTTTCGTATGACCCGACACTCCCGGCGATGGTGCAATTTTGCTCAAAGCGTGGTCGTTTAAATCATCCAGGTGCGTGTTTATGCAGTGGAGATAAACATTGTGGCGACTACATTGACTTTGAGCATACGGTAAATGTTCCTGACGCATAACGATGCAGCTCACGGGATTTTGTGAAGCGCAGCGTAACAAAATTCCGGTGCAGCGTTTTGTTAGTTGCCGTTTTATTTGTAACTTATTTCTATTATTTGGCGTTTATCTCTTGACTGTTACCGGTAACAGGAGTAATATATAGTTATAGGTTGAGCAAAGGGCGAAACCAAAAAACGGAGAAGGATATGAGAAAAACAACTATAAAAATCAAAAGACCTGAAGGCCATACTGAGATTATTAATATAACTGATAAATTTCCTGGTGGCATATCTGATCCAATGTTTGATCAGATAAAAGCAGCAACGCTTAAAGCAGGCAAAGGCGAGTGCTTATCATACAAAATCGAAAACATTGATGAGCGTACTCAGACAGAAAAAGACCATAGTCAAATAATCGGCAAAGCAATGAGTGAGTTATACAATGCCGAAAATGCTAGCTACTCAGACCCTAGCCGGATAATAAAAGCAAGAATGGCTCTTGAAGAAGCTCAAAAAGAGTGGGCTGAAAAATACCCAGAAGAAGTTGAAAAAGAAAAAGCAGAATACGAACGCGAAGAAACTGAAAAGCATGAGCGCATAAAAAATAGCGCTGGTTACAAAGCAGCAATCGAAGGAAGAGATTAAAAATGAAATCAATAATGGTAAAAACAACAGTAAAAATAATGTCTGTTTGTACAACCCTCGGTGATCCACGATCTGAAACCTGTGATTTTAATAGCGCATCTTTGCAGATAAGGCGTATAACTAATATACCAGACAACGTTAGTAGTGACGCTGCACTGACAAGATTTAAGCAAACAATAGATGCTACAGCTTATGGTAAAAATGGCGCTCGCATGGAGTTTAGATACAATGAGTTAGGAGCCGGAAAATTAATAAAATGACTGCATTAACAAACAAACAAAGACAGTCAGACCGCCGCGCTAGATTAAGCGCGGGCGGTTTGTTTAAACGTAATGATTTTTATGTGCATAAAGATGATTTGGATGAGATGCGGAAACATGAGACCAGGCTTCGCAAACGCAGAATCAAAGATGCGAGCTTAGGCAACTAACGATAAAAATAAGGCGCGGCGTGTTTTGCCGTCGCGCTTAATTGCCTTGTTATAAACCGTTTTTAGGATAACAGAATGACAATAGAATTACTAAATATTGATTGTATGGAGTACATGGCTAACCAGCCTGATAATAGCTTTGATTTGGCTATTGTTGATCCGCCTTATGGCATTGGGATTAAAGGGCAAAGCGGGGCAGCTAATAGCGATAGGTGGAGTTCGCCAATAGATAAAAATTACCATAGTCCAGAGTGGGATAAATGCCCCCCAAATACAGAATATTTTGAAGAGCTAAAAAGAGTGTCTAATGAGCAAATAATATGGGGAGCTAATTATTTTAAACAGGTTTGGCCGTCAAGAGGTGTGATCTGTTGGGATAAAAAAACTTCTGGCAATTATTCCCGTTTTGAACTTGCATCGACAACATTAGATAAGCCAGCAATGATGTTTGAATGGTTATGGAATGGTTTTAAAAAACAACAACCAGAAAACAGAATACACCCAACACAAAAACCTGTGCAACTTTATAAGTGGCTCTTAAAAAACTATGCCACGCCTGACATGAGAATATTAGACACACATGCTGGATCAATGAGCAGTGCAATAGCCGCCCATTACTTTGGCTGTGACTTCGTAGGGTGTGAAATTGACAAAGATTATTACGATGCAGCTATGGAACGGTTTGACCGTGAGACTAGACAGGCTGCAATGTTTTAGGTTTATAACAGAAGAATATGAAGAGCTTGCAAGGTGCTGAGTAAATAATGTACAGACAAACAGCAAAAGCGAAGCAGTGCGCGGCAATGAGATCAGCGAAGGAGCGAATACGCCTGGAATCACTAACGCCTGAGTATCCTAAAGAATTACCAGAACTACGAAAATCAATATTAATAACAAATTACGACTTTGGCGAAGAAGTGCATTTGTTTGAACTGATGAAGTCTGGCCGTATAGATCAGTATCGCGTGATTGTTGATGGCGAATTGTGGAAAGAACGAATTGGCATGTCTGGTATTTTAGCGGGTATCCGAAAATCAATGCCGCCTGTTAGAGCAATATAAAGATATTTAATATTTGCCATGATAAAAAAAGTCAAATATCAAGAGTACTTACAAACGCCTGATTCATTTCAGGTGTCTAGTAATACTTTTAAACGATACATAGACTTAGGGGTGATTCCAGGGGAAAGGATCGTGACCGGCACTTATTACGCCCACATCGAAAATGAGCGTGTTCCGGATGATAATTTGAAAAACACCATGTTAAGGGGTTAATCTATGTCAATGCCCAGACGACAAAAACGGAATCTCGACCTGCCAGATAACCTTTATCCTAATGGTCGCTACTTCAAATACATTCACCCGATTACAAAACGTGCCATATCGGTTAATCGGCCACGCGCAGAAGCAATAAGACTGGCAAAAGACACCAACGCACAATTATTAAAACAGTGTGATTATGGTTTATTAGGCACAGCTGGAGATTTTGACACGCTATTAGATGATTTTGTTAAAGATTATTTGCCAACAAAAGAATATAGACCAGTAACTATTAAGGCAATTAAACAAAAATTAAACCAATACAAGGGGCAATTCCCCCCAATACAGCACGTTACCGTATTGAGCCTGAAAGATTTTTTAGCCAGATTTAAACCGCATTCCTACATCAAGCACCGTCAACTGTGGATAGACATATTCAAATACGCCATTTCTGAGGGCTTAGTACAATTTAACTGTGCCGAAGCAACCTTGCGTAAGCGCGCACCTAAAAGACAGCGAGAGCGGCTTACAGGCGTATCTTACAAGCTAATACATGATGTAGCAGACCAGTGGTTCAAAAACACTATGGAATTAGCCAGGATTAGCTTGCAGCGGCGTGGTGATCTGTGTGCCATGCGTTACGCAGATATTAAAGGCAGTTATTTTTACATTCAGCAATCAAAATCAGCCGGTAAAGAATCCGCTAATCTCAAAATTTTAATGTGGCCTGAATTATCAAAGTCTATTAAAGCCACAAAAACCGTTCCACTCTCCCCTTATATCCTGCATCGTCATTCAAAACGTAGAGCAAACGATAAACAAAAACTGGATAACAGCGTAAAACCGGACTTTCTCAGCAAGACTTTTGCCAAATATGCAAAATTGGCAGGCGTAGAAAACGTAACCTTCCATGAAATTAGATCACTGGGAGCAAGACAATATGAACAACAAGGATATTCTAAAGCATTTATTCAGGCTTTATTAGGACATGCAAAAGAAAGCATGACAGATGTGTATTTAGACGACGATTCAGTAAAATGGACAGAAATTTCAATGTAGTTTGGAAAATCTATTGAAAAAGTTTGCCAAATAAAAATATCAAAAACAACGTAAGTCTTTGATTTAATTGGTAGGCACGAGTGGATTCGAACCACCGACCTCTTCCATGTCAAATACCAGGACAAACTGCGTTAAAATGTTGATTTTAAAGTAGATTGTATGGTATTGACTACTGTCAAAAACGTCACTTTTCGTCTATATGAAACAAATAGTTACAATACAGTTCGGAAATAGAATAACACATAAATTATATAATCGGAAACAGGTAGCGATAACTACCTGCCCCTAAATCACAACTTGGAGTTGACAAGCTATGACCTACAAGAATCTTATCACTAAAATTTGTGCAAAGTGCCGCGAAGTAAATGCGTTATCGGAGTTTTATCCAGATAGGAGAAAAAAAAATGGATTACAGCGCTGCTGTAAAGCATGTGCTGATAAACTGAAAAAAGAGCAAAGTCATACTAAATATCGGTTATTATCGAATATTTATTACAGTCAACGCGCCCGTTCAAAGAAAAAAAACCACCCAGTTCCGTGCTACACATTAGATGAATTTCGGGCGTGGGCGTTAGCTAAACGAAAATTCAACCGGCTTTATAAGCAATGGGTAAAATCTGGTTACAAAAAAGATTTTGTGCCTAGTGCTGACAGAGTTGATGATTACAAGCCTTATACTTTTGACAACATTCAATGGATTACATGGTCAGAAAATAAGGCAAAAGGACATGCTGACATGAAAGCAGGAATAAACAAAAAAAAGCTTAAAGCTGTCGTTCAAATGGATTTAGACGGTAATTTCATTGCAGAATATTACTCGCAAAACAAAGCGTTTCGTGAGACAGGATGTGACAACTCAAGCATATCGAAATGCTGTAAACGCAAGCTGTCTAAAGTCGGTGACTTTCGATGGAAATACGCTTAGATTATTTAACAAATATTATAAGGCGCTTTTGAAAATGATAACAATCGGAAACAATGGTCAGGAAATAGTTGATACAAATTACTGGGATAGCGACCACGCTCAAAAAGGTTTTTGCTATTTATCATGGAATGCTGGGGCAGGACGATTGTTAGTGCCGGATAGCTGGTTGAATTTTATAACTGAAATGAAAACCGCTGATATGGTTATTGTCTCACGTGGTCAATGGGCAGAACACAACCGCGAAGCCATTGAATTACTGTTTGAAGATCATACCAACTCCCCTTTTTCAATGTGCCTGGTAACAGACCAGACCGACCGGCTATTACCGGATACAGACCAGGGCGGTGGCTTTATTATTACTGTGTGGACACAAAACGGTAAAGTATTAACATTACCAGGGAAATACCGAGAGGTTGATAAGTTGCCTTGTTTAGAGCCGTGGAGTGAGCAATGAAAATAATTAACAACCTACTTAGGCGATACCTCGAAAAACACGGCTACTTCATCGAAGCGCCGAGCCTTGATCAGTACCACCATATACTTAACCGGATACCGCAGGCAGAATTTGAAGATCATCTTGAATTACGTGGAATAATCCATTCGGATATTGTCGATGAAGCCATGAGCATAGATGAAGATATTGCACAACAACTTTATGATGCCAATGCGTTTAATAATGTCTTGCAAAAAGAAGCTGATGTTCTTAAAAAATTACTTAATATTGAAGTTAAAGATTGACCCCTGCCGTTGCTACTGCCAAGCAAGATAGAATAACGCAAGCAGGATACGATTTTATAAGATCATCTATTAAGCCACAAAGAAATACCATGGACAATAGCCACGACAAGAAATAGTACGACATAGATAAAAATTGCTTCAGTTAGCATAAAACACCTTATTGAATTTATTTTGAACACCTTTTATTCTGCTGTTAGCTTTTTCAACAAATTTATCTTTATCGGCAGCCCTGGCTCTATTACGCATTTTATATATATTTGATAATTTTTTCTCTGAAGCTATAGCCATTCTGCCGATTTTAAATTTATGTCGGTTTTCTCTTATTAGTTTCTTTCTTTCACTTGCTGTCGAATTTTTTATTTCCTCCATAAATTCAAGCGATTCCTGTACGTTTTTCCTGTAATCTCGCCCAACCTGAGATTTTGACAGCCCACCTGTGAAGTTTCTTATAATTGGAATTCTGTAAGGCTCAGTATTTTCAAAGCCTGTCTGTGCATCTGTAGCTAGTGCAGCCATGCGCCCTACTGTTGCGCCAAGCCCGCCTGTAACATAGTTCCATGCGTAGCGGATTGTTCCAGGAGCCACATCAATTAATCCGGCTGAATATTCATTACCACCAGTAATACTATTCATCGTTGATGCAATAGTTTTTTCCCATGATTTATTAAATGATGGATAGTGTGTTTCAGAATCGGGCTTGCGCGGCTTCTCAAATGACCCATGCTCTTTATTTATCTGATACCCAGCAAAGTTCTCATTCATAATACTAACATCAACAATAGGCGTTATGATTGTAGGATAAACATTGCCTATTGGATTTGTTGCTGAAACAGTGGAAATTAGCGCTTCTTTAGCAACTGCGAGTGGAGACTTGCCTTTAACTCCATCACTAATTCCATAATGCATCAGGTCATTAAGCCAGTAACCCATATTGGGGATTAAGTTCAAACCATAAGGTAATGTAAATTTAACAATGTCTGTATCACCAGGGCCATATGCAAGCAGTAGGTTTCTGCGTTTCATATAATCCGGTATTGCATCCCACTTATCACGGTCATCATCGCCCTCACCCAGCGCTTGCCGACTTATTTCAGCGAGCATAAACCCTGTTGCTACTGTTCCGATTAAAAACGCTCGTCCTTTGTTGCTTTTAATCAGCCTTTCGCCAACATTAATAGACACCCTCGCGCCCTGAATTGATGCATTGTAAAATAACCACAATGCATTTGCCACAGATGCCGACTCACCTTTTCTATTAAAGTCTACGGTTAAATTTCTAACAACAAAAGCCGCGTCCTGTATGCTTATTTTGCGTTTTCTCAGTACCATATAAGCTGATAATCTAACAGCGTTTTCTACCGCTGAGTTTAGATTAGAAACAAAATCAAGCGCACCATTTATTGTTGATTTTGTCACACCCTCAGATTTAATTTTACGATCCAGGCGAGCCTTTAGGCTTTCAATATCCCGCATGGAATAAAAGGCAACCTTACCACCGCCTTTTCGCATTTCATTATAATATTTTCCAACTTCTGTATCAGCGCCTTCACCGCGTTCGTGCATCCATACCGCTTTTAACGAAGGCCCCCAATTTTTTAATACTTCACTCTTCAGTCCCTTCATCACTTTTTCAGGATTATCGTGCATACCTTCAAGGTGTCCGGTCTGTGATGCAATATTTGTAATCGCCATTTGAATATCACGCATAGAATTTGTAAATATAAAGTCCGGGTTAAACGATGTATATATAGCCGCAAGATAGCGATTTACTAAAGCCAGAACACGGACAAGCGGCCCTGACTCAAGCACACCAAGTCCTTTAAGCTGGCGGTTAAGTGCCTCATCTTTTATATCAAGATAATATTGATCGCCACCCATTCTGAATGCAAAAATATGGGGTTTATTCATCCATGCTGGATCAATGCTATTAACCACTTTCCCATTCCGAAGTGTTTTTTTAGTCGTTGTTACATTAGATGCAAACTTGCCAATATCACTGATCTCGTCAAGCAGCTCCTCGAACAATTCCCCCTGAGCGTCAACAGATTGCTTTGTTTTTACTTTATATAGTTTCCATATCGTAGGATCTGGCGCGTCCATATACAAATTAGCAATAGCTTGACCAACAGTAGCTTTCTCTGAGCGTATCACCCCTGCCTCTGCTTTAGCAATGGCATGAGGTAGTATGTTTTCAGCGGGTGTTACACGGCCTAGCGCGCGCTTAAGCCCCGTTCCTCTAATATCAAACTTCTTCCCGGTTAGCGCCGATAATAATGCTTCTTCCTCTTTATTCCCTTGTAGTGGCACGTAGTTTGGATATTTTTTCTTTAAAGTTGATCTGATTTTTTCTGTTATAACACCATGCTTAACCAGCATATTCATATTATCGTCAAGCATAGCTCTAATATGCACAGCCGCTTGCTTCAATGCTATTTGTTCATCCGATGAAAACTTGTTTTTGATGGCGGTAGCTTCTGCGTCAGTGATCCCGGAACCCTTCGGATTAGATTTATCAATTTGGAGTACCCACGCGTTACGCTCTGGTGCAAAAACGGCGTACATCCACTGTTCAAGATCCTGGCGCTTTAAACCATTATTCTTTAATACTTCCATCGCAGGATCAAGATATTCACGCTCAATTATTTCAAACCCTTCGCCAACTTTGCCATAAAAAGTGGCTTCTTTTTTTATCGCGTCTGATTGTGCAGGCGTATTATGCTCACCGTGTATCTTCTTTTGGAGCTTCGCTATCCGATTCCAGCGATAAATAGCCTTTGCTTCAAGTTTCTCAATAAGTGTTTCGTGTGTATCCCATGTTTCCTCATTAGTTAATGGCTGTGAGTCGCTATCTATATGGGTTTCACCACCCTTACGACTAAACAACGGCTGACCCTGCGTCACAGAGCCGCGCATCTTGTCGGTTATTGGGATTGCATGTACAGCTTGTGTTTCGCCTAATGCGTAGCCTGGTGTTTCAATCGTTGTTCCTGTTACCCGGCTATTCCATTTTTTAACATACTTATTAACCATTTTAGGCAGCATGGAATCATAAAATCCTTTCATGCCTTCGCCGCCAACTTTGAGATCAATACCTTTAAGTTTTACAACATTTACTGCTTTTGAGTCTGATTTTTTTTGTTTAATTACTTTTTCCGCTAAATCTTTACCTATTAAATCTTTTAGACCAGTTTCAGTAGTGCTTTTTTGTATGATTTGCGAACCATCTTTCGATCCAGATACGATCCATTCGCCATCGCTTCTCTTTAAAACCGATAATTCATCTAACTGTTTACTTAAATCGTACTGCTCATTTTGTTGTTCGCCAGTAGTCCACGCGATTTTATCAAAGCCACGAGTAGTCGCCTCTCTTATCATGCGCTTCATTATCAGCATAGGCCATGTGGTTTTGAAGGGTGCGTTTGGTACACCGTTAGCAGCTAACACTAATCTTACATCCTTATCCCTTTCATTTGCATTTCTTGCTGTCCACCACGCATCACCACCGTACTTGGCTTTCATTTCTTCTCTAAAGGCAATAAGCTCCATCCCATCATTTTTAATATATCCTTTTTTGCGGCCTCCCTGATGCCAATCAGATTGCACTTCTTCCAGGAATAATACCCGCTTACCATCAGCATCAATACGCTCATCGAAACGGACGTGAGCTAGGATGTTTGGTTCGTCGTAGTGGGTACCATGATATTCATTACGACTTTTTGACGATTCGACAAGAAGATTAAGTTGATTATTCGCGCCTATTTCGTTATTTGCAGTTTCAATAAGATTTCCAGCACCGTCTACAATATGCCACTTTCTTTCGCTAACAGTTCCTTCATGGTTTACAGGTGGGATTTTCTTGTAATTTGTTCTTGGAAGTGCGGTTTTTGCAGGCAGCACCAACAACAACTCTGTGTAGTTTTCTCCGCCTGGTAGCTGGTAGTTTGAAAATTTTGTAGAGTCGCCATAACCATCTTCAGTCAAGATAGGCTCTTCTGATATTTCGCCTCGCCACTGCTCTTTAATGTTTTCTACTTCTGCGTTGGCCTCTTCAATCGCGTCATCCTTGCTGCCTCTCTGTAAGTCTGCTTTATCAATATACACTCTCCCGTACGCCCATTCACCACCATCTTTATCCGCTCTGAATATTTCATTTTCATGGTCGTATACGCTGATATAATCATCTTCTATATCAATTGAAGATGAGTCTTCATCTATCCACTCATTTTCTCTTTTAAGCGCATTTTTAGCATCGGTTAATGAGTCAAAATATTGCGTTTCACCGGTTAGAACAACCTCGTATTGATCGCCCTTCTCAACCTCTTTAATCTGAATCTGATTAGCCGTAATATAATCCAGCACGTCAGATTTAGTTATTTTCTTCATGGCATTGGATTTTAACCATTCATCAACGCCAGACCACTCGTATTCTTCTTTTTTGAACTGACCTTTATTAACAAATGCAGTTATGGTTTTCGCGTAGGAAGCACCCGTACCTTTGCCTTGTAGTTTATCGGCCAATACGCGGTGCATTTGTGAGTAGAAAATATGATCGGCTTCATTACTTAACTGCGCCTTTTCCAGCCCGGTATGCAAGTCAGACTCAGGGAAAGTCTTTTGATCTGCACCACGCGCAATTGACGTGCTTATATCCTGCACGAGCTGGATTAATTCACCCTTTGTAACTTTGTCAGTGAGCCAGCCTTTATCAATCAGGAAATTGCGAATCATCTGAATCAGATCGTTCCACAGCTTGCTTAATCGGGCGAGTTTGTTTTCGGCAATACGAGCAAGGACTTCTTCGGCTTTTATGTCCTCAGTTTGACCACGATAGTCATTATCAATCTCAGCCCATAGTTTTTTCAGACTGCGCTCATTACGAGAAGCCTTGATCCGGTCTATTATCTTTTGTTTAACAGCCTTAAAAAAGAGGTTAAGGCCGTGGTGAGCCAGTATTTCATGCCGGAGGGTCGATAGTGCGTCCTCGAAGTTATGCAGGTCGCTAGCGATAAGGATAACTTCGCCTGTGTTTCCATAATATGCACCGCCAATATTGGTGACGCCTTCTTCACGTCTGAGGCGTTCAACTTCGTCCTTGCCAAAAGCTGCTTCCTTATCTTTATAAACTCGGAATTTGATACCGAAGGGGTAGCCTTTGTGTTGTGACTTAAATTCACTGATAGCGTCCTGTGCAGTTTTTAAAGAAATACCGGGTGCGGTCTTTCTATTTTGCGCTACAGAATGACGGGAGTAAAGCGCTGTGCCTTTTTCGGTTTCTTTGGTTTTTACTTCATTAAAAAATTCATCATAAGCGCCATTGATAGAATCCAACTCCTCAGCTTGAGCATAAGGATAGCTATCCTTTTCTTCCATGCCTAATGCTTCAGATGCTTCCCAGTATTCTTGAGATACGATATTAGCCAGGTAGTCATTTGATATGTCTTTTTCTTTTAATTTTGAAATAACATAACTTTCAAAAGAACGCGCTGCCATTTCTCGCATGGTTCCCCAATAATCTTTTGTCCGCTTGCCATCGAGTATCCTTGCGCGTTTTGGCAGACCTGATTCTTTAATTGCATCAGATATGCCTTTAAACCTTGCTACCATCGCAGGACGGATGGATTTATTTAACAGTTCTCGTGGGCGCTCAGTAACAAAGGACGCGCCTTCACCACGTATTCTTGAGAAATAATTATCTAAGCCATGAAACCACTCGTGAGCAAGCGATCCGGCACCATCTTTCTTAGTCAGATTGATGACGATTTTATCTTGCTCATAATGCGCTTTAGCTGCATCTTTACCACCAATTCCACGCGCACCAAAGGCTAAACCAAGTTCTCCATTCAGCGATAATGATTTAGGCGGTATATCCAGAAGTTTAGCCAGATCCATCAGCCCATCGTAGGCATCGTTAATGTCTTGCTGGCGTTTTTCCTGACCAACCCAATTACCAAATTCAACGCCACGGAACCCGAATGTATCTGCAAATTCTTCAGCCGTTACATTCTTACCGTTACGATAATCTTCACCTAAACGAGCAGTATTAACGTCTTTCCTATGTTTTGGAATCGCTTTGAACTTTTCTAACTTATCTTCTATTTCCTGCTGGTTTTCATTAACATAAGCCCTTGCTTCAGCCGATGTTTCAAACCCTTCTGCAAGGTCAGCATGGTTCCGCCCGATCTTTTTACCAATTATCCAGCCACGACTACCCTCTGTGCCACGGTACTTATATACATCAAACTTTGTTACACGCTTACCTTTTGGCTGATTTTCTATTGTCTCTGCATGTTTTTTTAATGCAGCAATGGCTTCTTCTCGTGTATCGGCTTGTATAATATTTCCACCCATGCCGCCAAACGATTCCTTACTTTTAGCGGTAACATCAACCACCCATTTTGTTACATTTTTCTCACCATTCCAGATAGTATAATGCACTTTTTCGAGCGTCACGCCTTTTAAGCTGGCACCGCTTTCAGGAAACCCGAACTCAATCAGCAAATCAATACGGTCAGCTAGTTTAGATAGGTTTTCATTCTCACGCAGACCAGAAATGAATTTATCGGCGAAGCTATCACTATCAAGAATACTATTAGCAGTATTACGCGCCAACTTAACCGCTTCAACATAACGTGCTTTTTTGTACAGAGTTCGCCCTTTTGTTGGTATCTCGTCACGCATTACCTTGATAGCCGCAAGCGCCGTTTTATCCGCACCATTAGCTGCCAATGCTTTATAGTTTGGCTCAGGAAATGACTTGCTTAGTGGCAAAGTTTCAAGTTCATCTTGAGATAGATTCTTGCCTACCTGCTCTCTAAATCCAGACCATGCATCTTTTCTGGAACCGCCTATTTTCTCACCGAAGTCTTCAATCTTCTCACCAGAAACTTGATCCATATCATCTTTTTTTGTTTCTTGGTTAGCTTTTGATTTAACGGCTTTATTGTCAGCCTTGTCAATTACGGCTCCAGTCTTTATTTTATTTTCTTGACTGGTTTTTGATTCTTTATCAACCGTATCAGTTTTTACCTCTGTTTCTTTATTTTGAGTTTTGTCAGCAGGGTAAGCCGCTTTCAAATCATCCAGCGTGTATTCACCACTGCGAAATTTGCTAATAGCATCAAGGCGGTCTTTTCCGGTAATGGCAGCGTCATCAAGTACTTTAGTTGCAGTTAGTTCGTTAGATTCTTTTGTCTTGGCTTCTTCCTGTTTTGTTTTTTCTTGAGTTTTGCCAGTTTCTGTCTTAATGCTTTTGTTTATGTCGGTAACAGGGGTAGTTTCCGACTTAACAGTGGGTTCAGCTTGTTTTGCGGCTTCTGTTGTAAAGGTTTGTGTGTTTGATTGTAAAGGTTTGGCAGCTTCGTTGAATGTATTAGCCCATTGTTTCGCCAATGTGTCATTATTTTCAAACAAGATTGCCTTAATATCTTTAAGTGATTTGTCACCGTTTGTTACTTTTTCAACCCATCCTTTAACTGCTTTAATGTCGCTTGCTATGCTTTGCAATACTTGCCCATGTTTTTTACGATTGAGTTTTCCAATATTTACTTTATTGCCATTATCGAATTCGATGTTTCCTTTATGATCTTTTGGCGCATTACCTGAAACTGTTTTGTGCTGTGACTCAAGAAACGTAATAACAGCGTTTAATTCTGCAATATCTTTATCCCTGTTGCCTGCGTGGTCAGATACTTCTATAGGTTTTTTATTTTTTGTATCATTGCCGTCGTTGAAGAATGTATCTAGTAGGTCGCTCTCGCTGTCCTTTTTCCCTTCTGGATTTGCCCTGTCAATAGCTCTTTTTAAAGAAACCGCATCTAATGTAAGTTTAGCGCGTTTATTGCCAAGTACGCCGGTTACTACATAACCATCATTTGTAATTGAGTCAATCGAGACACCACGAATCATTTTTCCTGTGTTTGGTGTTATTTTTCCTATTTTTTGACCAACAACAAAATTAAGTTTAGTTTTCGTTTCTACTATTTTTTTCTTAAAATTTTGATTATCAATATATTGCCATGCGTTAGATATTTCTGTTTGAACTGCACCGCCATCTACGCCATTTTCAATGTTTTCAGGGATGAAGTCACCCAGGTCTTTTCTAACAAAATCGACGGCTTCTCTATATGATTTAACGCCACTTTCTTTTGCTTTTTGTACAGACTCGATTAGTTTAATGTCTTTTTTATCAGGCGTAGTACGTTCAAGATTAATGTTGCGCCATTTATTATTCGACTCTGTAGATGTTTTACTAAGTTGATAGATGTTGCTGGTTTCGGCTTCTTTTTGTCCAGTGGCAGGCTCAACCAGATTGTTTTCAGGGCTGGTCGCTGCTTCGTGTGCCGCTTTATCAATCAGCTTTTTCTTTTTTAAGTTCCCTGATTTTGCTCTTTCTGGCTTGATTGTTTCTGCTTCCGGCGCTGTCTGCGCTGGTGCAATACGTGCATTGCTACCAGGTTCACTTTGCTCTTGTCGATTTTCCTGTCCTTTTTCATTGGTTTTATCCTCACTAATAACTAATTCATATAAAGCACGTGCAATGTCTTTTGTTTCAACACCTTCTGTACCCAGCGCATCTACAACGGCATTAGTTTGAGCTTCCCCGACTTTTTCTTCTGCCAGGTCTGCCAATCTTGCTAAGGCATCGGCTTCTTTGCTTATTTTTTCCGACTCAACCGAATCAAGCGAAGTTGTATACTCAGTATAATCATTTTCATATTCGTTTAAATCATTATCTGTTGCTTCCCATTCATTGTAGGCTTCTTCAAATGAATCGTTATCACGGCGATTGTTGTACATAAAATCAGCAACATCAACACCGTATTTTTCTTTTAATTCTTTATAGTCTTTAAAGTCTTTTATTCGTGACTCGCCTTTTTTAATTAATGGCCGAATGTAATCCAGCGTTGCATTCGCGTCTGCCTGTGCCACAGCTTCTTCAGGTGAATAGGTTTTTTCTCCATTAATACCCGCATGAAGAATTTCTAATACTGCGTTTTTATCTAACCGTTCTCCATCTTCACCGGCAAAGCCGTATTCATGCAGTAGCTCACCAATATCGTCAACCCCCCTGCCGCCATTATGCGGAAACACTGTCTTGCCAAATACCGGCGCTTTCAGTTTTTTAATGTCTTCTGGATCTACGCCTTCGTCAATGGCACTTTGCCGATCAACCCCACCAGCTTGTGCAATGATGGAAAACGCATCATTACCACCTTTGGATAGCTCTTTTTCCTGTTTGCGTAACTGCCTTAATCCACTGCGTACATCACGAGAATTGTGCGACTCAACCAGTTCATCGAAACTACGTTCCTTTTGTTTTGGTGTTTCGTAATCAATCTGGTGTGCCGCATCAAACCAGTCTGAAGCAGACTCCGGCGCTTTCTTTTCACCCGTTTTAGTATCAACATACTCAAAATCAATACTGTTATTGTCTTTTATGCCTTGTTGGTTTTTGGCTACAAGCGTTAGTTTATCTTCTTGATCTGCCTCAATATCTGACTCGTTAAAATCAATACTGTTCTCTGTTTCACCGGCTGCCCCTTTTGCTCCCCTTACAGGTTTGCCAAAGTCACTGGTATCAATACTTGAAATTTCTTTTTCTGTTTCGCCAATCTTTTTATTATCCGCTTTAACTAATTCAGAAACATCACTATCAGGCGCAAACCTGGCTTTGATTCGTTCGTTACCTGCTTTAACCAATTCAGGATCAATATCAGTCGAAACAGGCATATCACCTTCAACGGCGGTAATATCCTCGGTATTATCGCTTTTTTGCTTAATATCTTTATTAGTGCCACCTCTTGATGCAAGCTCCCCCTTTAGTGCGCTTATTGCATCTTTTAACTTTTCGTCGCCTTTTCTTCGATTAAAAACATCTTCAGCGCTGCTAATAATCGTGTTTAGTTTTTTGGTAGGTATTAACTCAAGATTTCCCTCTAGTGTTGAGGCTATAATAATTTTTGCTTTTTTAGGGTCGCCTATTGTTCGGTTGTAACCATAAACGCCAGTGCCTACCGTTCCCCCCATGACAGTTGTTAATAAAAAAGTTGCCGGGGCGATTTCTTTAAACGCTTCAAAAACATCAGCAGGGCTTGTAAACGATCTTTTTTCTTTATCGCTCAATCCAGCATCAACGGCAACATTACCCTGCCCGATTTGGGTCACCGTTTCCGTGGCAAACTCTACGCCATATACTGAACTTAATTTTGTTACTAGCCGTGATGCAACGTTTTTTCCTAAAAACTGCCTTAAAGGCGCTGTAATTATTTTTAATCCAGCAACGTTACCAATAGCTTCCGGCACTGCTTCCCAGTAACCAGATTCATTAGCTAACCCTCTTA